GCCTGATACTGATATTTACCTATCAACATAACTAGTGCTGGAATGAACTGTGGTTTGACGTCTTCTAGAGAGGTGTCGTATATCTTTCTAAATAACTCATTGACGTTTGAATCTAGATTCTCAGATACCCATTTACGGACCTCAGTATAATTTTTATCTTTAATTAGAGAAACTAAAGACTTGATCGATACTTCTTGCAGATTGGTCAGAATACCCGTGTCTATTTTTCCAATAGCAGAATATCTCTGTAACTCATTTAATATTCTTCTGCAATCTGGAAAGTGTTTATTGATTACTTCAGCTACTACTTTTTGATCAAACTCGATATTCTCGTTAGTAAGAATGCCACATACTCTTTTAAAGAACTGTGTAGCGAGCTTTGCTATATCTTTCTTAGTTATTTTAAATTCTATGACAGAGCATCTTGAATGCAGGGGTTCAATGATACGGTTCTTGTAGTTACATGTAAGGATAAAGCCGCAGTTTGAAGAGAATTCTTCCATAAAATTGCGCAGGGCAGGTTGTGTCGAATTCGCGTTGATATAGTCTGCTTCGTCAAGAATGATATATTTCCTTCCTCCAGATAAGGATATCGAAGAGGCGAAATTGAGTATCTCAGTACGGAGTGTGTCGATATTCCCATTCATAGACCCATTGATGACGATATAATCACAACCGAGCTGTTCAAGCATGGCGCGCGCGACAGTCGTCTTTCCTACGCCCGCTGATCCGGATAATATTAGATTTGGAATATTCTTCTGATCCACGAACTGTTGAAACGTTGCTTTTAGTTGTGGTGTAAGAATAGTCTCATCTATAGTTTTAGGGCGATATTTCTCTACCCAGAGAAATTCATCATTCATTATATACACCTCATCATAATAAAATAAGGGGGAACTAGTCCCCCTTTATCAAAAAGTGGAACCAGCTTCGATAGCGATAAAATATTCTACTTTATCGTTATAGAACTTTGATATTCCTTTAGAACAAATGTCGATGGTATAATCGCCAGGTAAGATTTTAATATTTTCAGGTTTGAAGATGGCGCGGAAGTTTTTATCGGTGTTTCCAATTTCTACGGAGTAAAAATCACCAGATGGGTTTTTACTGTCTGCAGCTTGGAGATAAACCTTACCATCTTTGCCAGTAATTAGAATCTCTGATACTTCTAGAATACCAAGTGCCTTTTCTACCGTTTTAATATTTTCGTTAGTGATATTAACAGATACGTCAACACTTGGTAGTTTAAGATCCTTTTCTGGCGGCTTGATGATAGTTGATTCTTCTGAATAGGTAAGCTGGATGCTGCGGTTACCATCAGAAACGTTTAGACTATTATCACCAAACTCAACGTCTGGATTATCAAATAGACTTAGAGTAGAGATAAACTTACTCAGATTATATACTGCAAATCTTTTTGGAAAGTTAGTCTCTACTGTAGCTTTTGCTTTAATCGTTTTTGCGCTTGAGATAGTCTCTAACACGCTTCCCTCTTTAATAACGATAGAGGGATTGATGTTAGAGAAATTCTTAAGCACCGTCACTGTATTAGATTCAATCTTCATAATATAATATTCCTTTCAATTACTTCTTTTTCTTACCACCAAGTTTTGAAGGATCAGCTGTAGCTGAAGCTCCGACAGAAGCGATATCCGCAAGAGAGCCACCAAAGATATAAGTACCAACATGCTGTAGGACCATCCAAGGGCAGAACCAAGTGGTTAGACCAATCTGCTGCGCTTTCTGACAGAACCAGTAGTCTTCTGAAAGATATCGCTTAGAAACTGGATCGACTTCTGCTTGGAAGTACATAAGGATTTCGCGTGAGCCATCAAAGTGCTCAGTGCGAACGTGGTCTGGCTTATATGAGTACTGATCTTTATAAGAGTCGTAGAACTTCTGCATAGCGTTCTTTGTTACCATCATGAAGCCAGTTCCAATCTCAAGAACCTCAACCGGTTCTGAAAGAGGAATGCTCGTCTGATTTCCCTTAGGATTGAATACATAGTCACCTACGAACTTCTCTAGAACGTTTGGATCTTCATCGGCTACACCCTTATCGACAGCGTGCTTGATCTTTTCCCATGAGATACACTTCTTAGGATACGGACCACCGATGATGTCGTACTTCTCATCATTTGCTTGAAGAGCCATAAGAGCGATAACGTCTTGCGGATTAAAGCCGATATCGGAGTCAATAAACATCATGTGTTGTGTATTAGAACGCATGAACTCATCACAGCAGTAGTTTCTTGCGCGAGTGATTAGAGACTCATTAAACAAGAAATAGAACTGTAGAGGAATACCATACTTTGTACATAGAGCAGATAAATCTGCTACCGAACGAGCAAACATACCTGCACACTGTCCACCATACATAGGTGTGGCGACAAACAGACCACGTTCGCGTAGCTTTTCAATTGGGATTTGGATTTCCATATTTTATTCACCTTTCTTGTAATGATCGTTATATAAACACATTAAAATATAATGAAGAGCTTTCATTAAATCATCTTTATTATTACCATTCTTCTTACCATAACGCCAAAGATACTTTAGAGCGGTATTTCTAAAAGTAGGTGTGGCATCATCAAGAGCAATCCAAGCGTCAAAACACTCGATCCTATCTTCTTCTGTCTTGTAGTGCTGCTGATACGTTTTATCTATATATGCTTTAAAATCGGATATGATCTGACCTTCGGCGTATTTATAAAGTGGTTCTAATTTTAGAGAACCGGTTGAAGAAACTGTTACCGACTGTGTAAATGTATCACCATTCTCAAACATATACCCACCATGCGTCACCTTTGTCATCATACCTCCATTAATTAAAAAATTCACTAAGATTACTCTGTCTAGTGTCAGCTAAAACATGTTTTCTATTACTATTATACTGATAAACTAAGCGATTGTCAACAAATTCTCTTTCATCATTAAGTACAGCTTTAACTTCTTTGGCCATATCTACTGCCGTATGAAACGGAACGTTTTGACAAATGTGGTTGTAGTTCTTCTTTGGATCTAGAAGTTCAAAATCTTCAGGTAGACCCATTATAGACATCGCTTCTCTATATGTTATGTATCTGTCTTCATGTGGGTGCGTAAGCATGGTAGGGTAGTGACCGACAAAAGCACCGATGTATTCTTTCGGTACGATAGTACCGCGACGCATGATGTTTTTACCCGATGCGAGCTTGTTAAACATACGATCACACTTACTGACTTCTCTTTCATATCCATTTTCTTCCATCCACGCTCCGACTTGCCTGTAATCATGGCCAAAAGTTTCGATAAGACTCTTCGAATCATAGCTTCTCACAGATATATTATTAGGATCTATTTTGTCAAAGTGTTCGCGGTGTGTTATACCACCATATACTACTTCAAGAAGGTACTTATAATAAGGATCTTCACTAGGCTTATTCTTGTTGATCGGCTCCATCTGATAGTTAGCTTTAATCTCTAAGATAACGTTTTCTATCTTTTTATATGGTGTGTTATAATAGTTTAGTATAGGAGTCTTATCACCTTTCCAGAAGAAGTAGAACGTTCGCTCTCTAACTTGTGGTACTCCATGCAGAAGACTCTTAGTACGATACAGAGTCATAGTATAACCGTGCTTATTACCAATAGCGATCAGCTGGTTTCTAATAGGCTCACCGATCTTTCCAGCTAGTGCAGGAGCGTTCTCTCCCCAGAATACTTTAGGCTGCATCTCACCTAAGACATATTCTGCAGATTCTAACATCCATTTATTATTTGGATTATGTTCGCCATAACCAGTAGATAACATTGATAATCCAGCACATGGACATACACTAGAAACAACATCTACTTTATGTGGGTGTTTTCCACCTTCATCTAATAGATAATATGGAACTTCATAATCCCAATAATTGAGTAAATGCGCATCATGATTTTTAAATGGTGTATAACTTAAAATATAGTCTGGTCTGTTACCAAATACGGCCGCTGATGCTAGTGCTTCTCCACCAATGAGTGGAATAATTGCGGCATGCTTCATTTAAATCTCCAAGATCTTAGTCAATTCATCACGCTGTACTTTCTTATCCAACGGATGATTATCATATAAACAGTCATGCTGATATTTAGCCAACTTTTCTAGCTGTGTGTTATCCATATTTTCTATATTAGCAATATTTAAACCGACATATGCATCACCATATATTACGCCTTCAACATCATCACATAATAGAATAGAACCAGCGTCTGCTACCTGCTGCACTCTAGATCTCCACCAACCTGAACCGGCGTGATAATATTTTGGAAGTAGACAACCCCAGTGCTTTACATATTCTCTGCACATATCAGGTTCTTTTAGACGTTGTGCTTTATATTCACCACGTCGTGGACCATACATAGCAATATCCCATGTAAAATTATTCTTCTTAACTACTGCATCATTCTTTTTATGATTAAGTGATGAAAACACCCAAGCTTTAATTTTAGTAGATTCTTCTTCAAAGAAAGCGTTTAAACCTATATCTTCTTCACCAAAATTATTATGTGGACCACGATTTAGATTATAGGGATTAGGATTAAAGCTAAATAATTTATCATTTGACCATCCAAGTTTAAACTTACTCAAGTCACCGCCTGCATAAGCACAAATCATTAATTTATTTTGATAAGATAATACCTGCTCTATACTTTCTAGATAGTCTTGTTTATGAGCTCGAATAGTTGCTTCATCTGAAGATCCATAATAAAGATCTAATAGATATTGTCTAAATGGATTATACTTTTCTTCATCAAGTAAGTTACGTTTAAATTGTGGAAAACATGCCATAATTTGATCTACTTGCCAATCATCAAATGCAAGAATAGCATCAGGACGAGCTTTAATAGCATAAAGACCATCATATAAAAATTGACAAAATGACTGTATAGAATGAAGATATATAATCACACGATCATAACTTGATAGATCTTCACCAATATTTACTGGTCGTTGTTCTACTTCAAATCCCATATCTTCTAAACAGCGAATCAATGAATAATGAGAGTTTAATATTCTTAATTCTTTAGTTAAGAAATAATCTCTAGTACATTGTTCTTTATTAAATCCAGTTATTAATATTTTTTTCATATTTTATCTCATGTTGTATGCCGGCTTCGTCAAACATTTCGGATGTAATTTTATAAGAATCTTTCCATTTATCTCTTATAGTTTCAGGATAACACATATATGCGCGTTTAATACCAACTTGTATTACACCTTTAGCACATTCAGAACATATTGGTAATCCATATACATATAAGTCTGCTTCATTTAAACTTACACCATTGAGTGTCGCATTATATATACAATTCATTTCGCCATGAACTACATACTTATATTTTGATTCTCTATCATTTAATCTATCATGTCTATCTTCAATATTTCTAGGAAAACCATTGTAGCCTGTACTTAATATCTGACCACGTTCACCAACAGCTACTGCACCAATTTTAGTAGATGGATCTTTAGACCAAGTTGCTACATGTTTTGCTAGATTTAAATATTTAGATGACCAAGCTGAAGTGTCTTTCATAGACATGAAGAGATCCTACATTCCAGTAAATATCGCCACGATTAACTTTTAATTCTTTTGCTAATTTATTTAAAACATGATCTTGCCAAGCATAATCATTACGATAACCATAAACAACATCATTACTTCTCATTTGTACAATAGCATTTAATTTATTATCACGAATTAAATATTGTACTGCATTTGTACACATAAAATCAGACATACCATGATAATTATAATCATGCCACATTGATGGTCTTGTATAAATCATAATAGCACGACGTGAATCTGGATTATTATTAAGTTCATTTAAAGCATTATGATATTGATAATGATTATCATGTGACCATATACACCAACCATAATTTGAATTGATATAACCATCTTCATCTGCCACTTTCTTCCATATGGCAGGTGTATCTTCTAGATCTCTAACATTCAGAGACATCGACTTATACCATTCTAGTTCTTTACGAATATATTCTTCGTTTACTTCGCCAAAGATAGTAGGTTCATTGGCAATAAAGTTAGCGCCAATGAGTTCAATCGTCTTAACACCAGTCTTATCAATTACAAACTTTTGTTTTTGTAATTGATCTTTAAAGTATTCTCTAATATTAGATACATTAGCAACCAGCATCTTCTACCTCATTACTAGCTGATATTGTTACAGTATTAAAATCTGCAATAGAATATGTTGCTACAGGTATTTTTTTATTTAAGAAATCACGCATTGAATCTTGACCTTCCATCTTACCGCGTGAAAATGCTACAAAGAAAGAAGCATAGTTAATAAGATCTTTTGCTGAATCTTCAAGCGATTCAAAGTTTGGTTTATAGTTCTTATCATATTGCATGGCTTCCATAACAGAACGCATACGAAGCACTTTAGCTTGCATAGTATCTAGAATAGTTTGACAACCATTTGGATAATAGTCAGCTTGTTTAATAGTTGAATTGGGATTCTGATAATCATTTGATTTTTTGTTCTGTAAGTCTATACACTCTTGCAGAACTTTTATTGAATAACGCTCACTCATGCTACCTCACTTGTATAATGAACATTTTCACGGAAAAATGCATCACCATTTTTCATTGCATTCTTATGATCATAATATAATTTCATAGTAAACTGTGAAGGTCTTACATATTTTTCAAACGTTTTAGCATTTGCTAAAAGATGAAAAGCTACCGTATAATGAGTAGAAGTTTTAAATACTTTACCAGATACCAGAAAGTCTACTATATCAATATTTTTCCTAAATGTCAATACATCTCTTTCATTAAAAGAGAACCATTTTTCAGCCCATCTTTTACATTCAAAAGTTTTTCCATTTTCTAAATCAATAACATCATATGCATAAGAAGTTCTATCGGTATGATCAAAATCTTTAGGATTAAGTTGCATACCAGTTTGTTGAGCTAGTGCATGTTCAATCACAGCTTTTTCTACACATTCATATACATTTGAATAATTTCTTTTATTATGATTACGCGCTTTACAATTATAAATTTCATCTGCCATTTTTTTAAATTTAGCATTAAGTTCCGGAGTCTTTTTTACATATATAGGCTCCGGAACTAATATCGTATCTGCATAATCTTTTAAAGTTTTCATTTTAATCCTCGAAGATTTTACTCACAAGTCCATGATTACCTTCATGCGACGGTCCAACCCAGCCCTCGGGTTTAATAAGATCTGGAAGTCCAAGTGGGTTAGGTCGTGAAGGCTTAACACCAGGAGTCTTATTCATATTAGCTTTTAGAACCTCGTCCCATGCTTTGTATGAATTTACACCAAAACCATCAAGTGTACCAATTGCTACTACACATAGATCAATAAGTGCATCGACTACATCTTCAGCAGACTTAGCTTCTTTAAGTTCATTTAACTCTTCTTGTAAGAAGTTAGCACGAAACTCTAAAAACTTTGCAAGCTTATCTTTATCCATAGCATTTACAACGGGATGTACCTTATAATGAAGATGCATTTTATAAATATCATCTACCCAGTTAGAACTCATTATATGATCCTTTCATATTAGATCGAAATTAATAATACAGCGATAAGTTTCTTTTGGATTTGTAGAGCAATGATATCTTGCTCCATCAAACATTACAAATCTTCCTTTCTTTGGACTCACTCTTTTATGTTCTTTTAATTCTACATTCTTTGAACCAAACTTCGTATCATACATCGTCTGTTCGTATAGAATGGTGTCACCATCAGAATCGTTAACATAATACACGCACGCGTAGTGTGGTTCTGGCACGTCGATATGTATGCCGTTATGTTCTTTAACGAATTTAGGATTCAATGGTACTTGAAGAAAGGCTCTATTGTAGAGTATATCTTTAATTTCTATTTTTGTCTTTTCAATTATAGTGTTGATGATCGGAACGGAGATGGCTTCATAGTATTGAGACACTATACCCATCTTAGGATGTTTAAACATCTGATTAAAACCGTAAGTAGGATACTTCTGCGGCTTTGATGGATACGTCATATCGTCTACAAAAGTCCAGTTTCCTTTCATAATTAATTTGTGATATTCGTCTTGTTTTTCTACTGGAATAACATCATCAATTACAACAGTATCTTTTAATTGTAGATCCACTCTGGAGCCTCACGATTTTTCCATCTATGTAGGTTAGTCTTACCAATTTTATAATAATTACGATAATTGTCAATAGGATTATTAGATATGATGTACTTCTTATCCATACAAGAAGGCATAGGCGTCCAATCAAAATCTTGTAGATTTTTAGGTGGTGATTGAAGCATGTAGCTCAATTCACCAAAACACTTATGTTCTTTTTCATAGCGATAGGTGTATTCAGCCATAAGAGCAAAGAAATGATCTACAAGCCAATTATAATTTTCAA